CACCAGCCAGCCAGAGGGCATTTTCAACGCATCTGGCACTGTTACGGTCAACAGCGTTGGTGGAACCAGCGCAGTAAACACGCTCGCAGACTGGGTTGCCTTGCAGTTCGGAATTGCCAAAGAGTACCGAGAGCAAAATTGGTTCCCAACATACATCACGAATGACACGTCGTACCAGCGCAGCCGCTTGATCCGAATCGACCCACAGGTATCGACAACCGATCAGCGTCCCGTACTTGGTGGCGTCGAGTCTTATCAGTCGTACCGCACCGCTGGTTATCCGCACAAGATCAACCAGAATCTCGGCAACTCCACTTTAGGCTTTGTGTGCCTGAAGCGCTATCGCCTGTATCGTCGCGCCGGATTTGAATTCCGCATCAGCGATCAAGGCAAGCACTTCTTGACGCACAACACCAAGGGCATGGCGATGATTGGGCGCTATGGCGGTCTACTCATCGACCCCAACGCAGCGGCAATTATGCCTGACGCCAAGTCGTAACCTTTCAACTTCTTTCCCGGCCCAAGGCTTGTCCTTTCACCTTGGGCCGGGTTGGTCTAACAGGGAATCTTTATGTCAGTAGTCGAAATCGAAGTTCACGGCAAGCGCGGTTCGCGCCTGTTTTTTCATCCAGTTGGCAAACCATTGCGTGGTCATATCAACTTTCGCGAGATTGATTCCAAGGCGATTCGCGCGAAGGGCGACAAGTGGACCAAGCCAGTGCCCGGAAAGGTCATTGGCGTCAACCTATCCACTGGCGAGCGATATATCCGCGAACCGTTGCACGAGCCCGAGCACCGTGAAACCAGAGCCAAGATCGAGAAAAGCAATTCTCTTCCACCGGAAAAGGAAGTCTACAACGGCGAGACTCAATCTACTTGGTTTTATTGGATGCGCCGCGCCGTGGACAACGGGGATGCGGTTCTCTTGAAGGGCGAACTCCCAACACTAGCCAGCTTCGAAGGCGAGAAGCCTAAACCGGTCGATGACGGCAAGCCGCGCAAGAACTTCATCCTGCCGGAACCTGAAAAAGGTATTTCGCTGGCCGAAGTGCTAGAGCGTAGCACCGCTGTAAATGAAAAACTGCTTGAACTTCTGACCAAACTCGTTGAGAAGGGCAAGTAATGTGGCTTGCCAAATATGCTGAGTACGACACCCAGCGCGAGAACAAACGTTTGGAATCGCTGTTGTTCGACTTGAGGCAGGAACTGCGCATTCGAGACGATACCATCGCAGCGATGGAACTACAGGTGAGAAACCTGACTGCGGTGATTGAGCGGGATTATGCGCGCGTCCAGGCCGAAAAGGCGATTGCCGTGCGCAAGACTGCGAAAGGCTAACCATGTTGCGGGATGCATTACGCAGGGAACATGAAGACACCTGCAAGATGATGGAAGTTGCGCGCACTAAAGCGTCTCAACCTTCGGCGCTCCCATCGTCGTTGACTGATGCGGCAAGCGAAGCGATTACGGGAAAACGCGCCAGTTGTGACAGCGCTCGCGATCAGTTGGCCGCATTTCGTGGCTACGTCTATACGGCAGTCAATCGAATCGCCACTCGCTGCGCCCGTCAACCGCTCCGAGTGGCCCGCGTTCAAGACAAGCCAACTAAGTTTCGCACGAAATCCTATGTTCCAACTCACCTCAAGGGTGTTGGTGAGAACCTAGAGCCACTGCCTAATCACCCAATCTTGGAGTTGCTCGAAGACCCTTGGGCGCTGGGCACAGCTTTTACGCTCAAATACTTTATTGTCTCATCGCTTGAACTCACCGGGCGTTCCTTGTTGTGGATCACGACAGACGGTAAGTCGGACAAACTCCAGATATTCCCGATCCCGTCACACTGGATCGACGACGCCGACAGAGACCGAGCCTCTTGGACGATTCGCATTCCTGGCAAGGCTTCTACGTTCGATATTCCAGGCGATGAGGTTGTCTACAGTTACCTCCCCGATCCATCCGACCCGTGGGGCTTCAAGTCTACCGTTTCCGCTATCGCAGACGCGGTTGTAGCCGATCAAGCGATTTCGGAGGCGCACTGGCGCACCTTTAAGCAAGGCCAGTTTCCAGGACTCGCGTTCAAGATCGGCAGAATCCCAGACCCCAGCGGTGGGCCGGGCACGATACCAATCGCCACCAAGAAGCAGCGCAAGCAGTTTACGGACGATATCCAGCGGTATTGGACCGGCGTCAGCCAGATGGGCACGCCGCTTCTGCTGGACGGGATGATCGAAGACGTTAAACAACTTTCGCTATCGCCGAAGGAACTTGCATTTCTCGAATCCAAGTCATTGACGAAAGAGCAGATTCTTTACGCTTACTCGGTAAGCGAAATCCTGCTGGGGGCGAAGGACGCCAACCGCGCATCGAGTTACGAAGCACGCCGCATCTTCTACGACAACACGGTTAACCCAGTTCTGGAATTGGTGAGCCAAGCGCTAACGGCATTCCTTGGGCCGATGTTTGCCAAGAATGGCGAAAAACTCGTCATCTACTTTGAGGAAGCGATTCCAGACGATGAGGAGATGACGCTCAAGAAGTGGGCGCTCTGTAAGACTGACACGACACGCAACGAGCGCCGAGCATTTCTAGGCTTGCCACCAGTTAAGGGTGGTGACACGTTCTCGACTGAGAAGCGGTTCAAGTCGTTAGGTCGAGCGATAAAGAATGGCTGACGCCTGGCTAAAGTTGCACGCACGCGCCGAGCGAGAATTGGCGAAGGTGCTGAGAGTCTACTTGCGCAAACAGAATAGACGCATTCTCAAGGCTTACCAGTCTGGCGAGCAACTAGACATAGCGACCGAAACCAAACTGCTGATTGACGCAGTGGAAGAATCCATTCTGGGAATCATGGCCGCTGGCGCGTATCAGGCTTCGAGCAAGAAGATATTCAAGGTTGGCAAGCGCATTCTCGGCGCGCTGTCCAGTGCGCTCAAAGCCACACTGAAAACCGTTTGGGACACGATTAAGGCGCTAGGGTATTGGGCAGACATTGCGGCGCAGGGAGTAGACGCGGCGCAAAAGGAAATCACCCAAGGGGTAGCCGATGGCAAGTCCGTTGCAGAAATCGTCGCCTCGATCAAAGAGAAACTGAAAGCGACCAAGACACGCGCACAGACGATTGCCACAGCCGAAACAACCATGGCGCTGAATGTCGGGGCGCTTGCCAGTGCGGAAGAGCGCGGCGAATCGGTAACGTGGCAGACCCGTGGAGATGATCGAGTCCGCCCCTCCCACCAAGCGCTAGCAGGTTCGGTCATTCCAGTTGGCGGGACGTTCGATGTTGGGGGACACCCCGCCAAGTATCCAGGCGATCCTTCGCTACCGGCTTCCGAGCGGGCCGGGTGTCGGTGCTCGTTGGGTTAATGCAAAAATCTAGTTGCATTTCCAAGGCGCGTCTAGTATGATTGGGGAGCATTTGACGTACCCCTAATACTGGCGCGATATGAACGCTCATTTCTGGCACTACGTACAGTCCGGCTGGTCCGAAGATCAAGTTATTGGACCAATCGCCGAACCTGACTTTGCGCGATTGTTGCGAGACGGAACTGTAACCGCCAAGTCTAAAGTGATGAGCGAAACAAGAACCAAGAGTAAGTGGTTGGAGGTTCGGCAGATTCCTACTTGCCTTGAAATTGTGGAGAAGGGCCGGAACGAGCGCGAATCTCAGAAGAAAAACGAAGCCGAAGCGAAGCGGCAAACTCGCGAACTGGCATTGCAAGAAAAGGCTGAACGCAAGCAGCAAGAGGAATTGATCCGAGTCGAGGAGCAAAGGCAGCTACGACAACAGGAGCAAGCCCGTGCCGATCACGAAGAGTTGCAGGCTAGACGACATCAACAGTTGATGACTGAACGACATCAGGCGCTGATGCTAAGCCAGCCGCAACAATCTGCGCCACAAATGATTGTTCAGACTAACGTGATCGTTCACCAGCAACGTTCGTCAAATCGCGGGCTTGCTGTCCTGTTGAACATCTTTCTCTTTCCCGGCGTCGGCCAACTTGTGCAAGGAAAGACCGCGCTTGGCATCGTCTTGATGATTAGCTGGGTCGTCTCTATCGCGCTGATATTTGTCTTTTGTATCGGCCTGCTTCTCGCCCCAATAGTCTGGCTAATTGCCGTGATAGACGCTGCGGCGAACGACTAACTGCGACAAAGATCACGAGCGACCAAATCAACGCCGACGAAGACTCAGGAACCGCTGTTGGCAATTCAAGAACCTCAAACTGTAGGTTGTCCAAATAGACTCCCTGGGTTCCACTTCCGCCAGCCAGAATGTAAGCGATATCGTTCTGGGATCGGCTAATCGTGGCAGTCTCAACGCCACCAAAGGGAACTGCGCCGGGCGTGAATGCCTCTTCAAGCAGGTTTCCGCTTAGGTCGAATGCTTGAAGCGTTCCGGGGTCAAACGAGTCATCCGTAATGAAGTCGATGGAGACAAACCCAACAGCAGTTGAGAAGTCGGCCCTCAGTCCCTCCAGGAACAGCACAAAGATTGGTCGCAAGTCTCCGTCATTGGTGCGGAAGCTGAACGTGCGGTTGCCTGCAACGGGAATCGAAGTCTCCCGCGAAAAGATGGACGAGCCGACAGGCGGCAAGCCGGACGCGCCGGGTGGATCGTAAAGCGACAGGGACACACCAGCAAATCCATTGCTGATGTCGGTCCCAGCCGCATAAGAATCGGGGTCTACAACGATTGGTGCGCCGCATACGGTGGCACTGGCTAAGCCGAGAGTTGCGAAGACAATATACTTGAGCATGGCAAAGAGCCCTCCTTTGCCTGCCCAGTGTACTCGGTTCTGGTCTCCGCCGCACTTCTACTCTGGATTAGGGCCTTTCTTTTCCCGCTTTCTGGCGACAGCTTCCAGGTACACCACAGGCGAGCACATTCGATTTCCTGCCTCGCTTTTGCTGTGATTCATTAACTGAAAACCAACGCTCTCAACTTGATACAGCGTGTCCGATACTTCGTCGAATATTTTGTCGCCCGTACTGGGAATCGCGACACATTCAACCAACTCAAAAGTTTCGTGCTCTTTCCCAAGCTTTTTGAGCACAACCGGAACAATATTCATATCTGAACTCCAAAGGATAAAGATACCCCGCGCGAACAATTCGGCGGGGCGATTGGGACGAACCTTAGCTAATCGCTTCTTTGGCCGAGTAGGCATTGCCTGCCATCTCTTCGAGCTTGTCGGCCAACTCGTCCAGTTCGTCGGCACAAGGAAGGCGTTCGATCTCCGTATCAGCGTTCTTGGCGCTGTGTTCGATCCCTCTCAAGCATCCTTCCAGTTCGCTTAGATCATCCGCTGTTGGAAGCTTCTCGATCTCCGCGTTCGCCCTCAAGGCAATGGCTTCGATCTCCAGCAACAGCGTCTTGAGACGTTCCGCCTGCTCAATCTGACTTTCCATGATTCACTCACTCACAAAAGGGTTTCGATTCGCCGCAAAACGTGCGGCCACCGAAACGATAGGAGTGTCCAGCGGGCTGGCCAGAGGGCCATGAGTGACTATCGGTTGCTGTCAATAGTCCAGATTTCTGGGACGCCTCAGAGTACGCACGCCACGAGATTTTGGCAAACTGATGGCCGTTTTGCGTGAAACCAGAGACGTGAGACACATTGATTTTGGTACTTCTGAAATTTCTGCGTTTTTTTCGGGGGAACGCGAATCAACTGGACACGAGGGGTGGACATGGTTTTTAATTAAGGATCGGGCGTAGAAACCCACTGAACCAACAACTTGAAGCAAAGGGCCGCAAGCCCGATTAAGTGTGCGCAGTCGTGAGGCTGCGCGGTGCTGGTTCAGCACTTTCTACCACTTGATCGGGCCTGCGGCTTTTTTCGTGGAATATCAGTCGGTGTCAATAGTTGTCAGAAGTTATAAGTCAATTAAGAAAAACATATTGACAAGATTTAGGGCACTCGCTAGACTCTCGCACGTTGGCTGGATGTCCCAGCCTGTTTTCCACAAGGAGTCAGTCATGTCCGTGAAGCTTGTTAGCTACTTCAAGCCAGAGGCCCGGGTGAATGTCGTCGTTTACAAGGGGCGCAAGCGCGTCAGAGTGTTCGACAAAGATTTAGGACAGAGGATGGGCGAGTATTTCGTCCAGCGGTTCAACAAGGATGCCGAAAAGGCTGGTTCGGATGAACGGGCCAAGATGGAACGCGCCACACCTGCCCCTGAACCGACACTAAAAGGCGGATATGTGGTAGTAGTGCAGATTGCGGGCGCAGCATCCAAGCGCCGCGCTGAAGCACTCGCGAGGGCGTTGAAAATCTGTGATGTAACAGTCGATGACGAGACGTTCGTAAACGGTGAGAAGCATCGGCTGGCTGTAGAAGTGTCCGAGTATTCACGTTAACGGGAGACAGAAGAATGATGTACGTGTGCAACTGTTGTGGCGCTGAGTTTCGTTCTGCGGAACTTGGCTGGGAACATGATGACTCAGAACAGGAATTCGATGGACTGGGCTTCGATCCTTCGCGTCACGATTGGGATTGTCCCCAGTGTGGCGAGTCGCAATCGGATGACGGTGAAGACGAAGAACGTCCTGTCTCTGACGAGGAAAGCCACGTGGGCTGAATGGGCCAATAAGGCGGGGTGTCAACCGCCAAGTCGTTAGTTTCCTTTTTCAAGGGAGGTTTGCTATGAGTGAGATTTCCGTGAAAGTGTCCAGACGTTCTGGACGCAAGTTCATTTTCGCCTACTACGACGATCCGGTATCGGGTAAGCGCGTCGAGCGTTCAACTAAATGTACGAGCATGCGCGATGCTGAGCGGTTCGCAGGTAACTGGGAACGTGAGCTACTCGAAGGGCTGTACCAACCCAAGAGCAAGCTATCGTGGGAAGCGTTCCAGGTTCGGGTAGAACAAGAGATGTTTCCTACGCTTGCTGTGAAGACGCAGGGGGCGTTGCTGTCGGCATTCGGGCACTTACCCAAGATTGCGCCAGGTGAAGACGTGGGACGCCTGAGGCTGGCCAGCATTGACGCACCGATGCTATCCAGGCTACAGAACTTGTTGCGTAAGGACGGGCTAAAGGAAACGTCCATCGCTTGCCACTTGAGGCATATTCGTTGGGCGCTCTCTTGGGCAGTCAAACAGAAGTTGCTCAACAAAGTTCCTGATATCACGTTCCCCAAGATTTCCAATGACGATGGGGTAAAGGGTTCGCCAATCAGTCTGGCTGAGTTTCAGCGCATGATTGACGCCTGCGAATCGGTTCGTCCTGAGGCGTGCTGGCCAAAGATGCTGTGGGGACTGTGGTACAGCGGTTTGAGGCTGGGCGAAGCGATGTCCCTTTCGTGGGATCGTTCCGCACCCATGTCTGTTGATCTGACTGGCGAGTTCCCCCGCCTGCGGATTCTGGCCAGCGCTCAAAAGTCTCGGAAGAGTGAGTTCTTGCCACTGACGCCAGACTTTGCCGAGTGGATGCTAGCCACCGATCCAATAGATAGGTACGGGCTGGTATTTCCTGTCCCTGCTGAGGGTGGCAAGCCGTTTACGCTATCCAGGGTGAGCAAGATTTTCTCTGCCATTGGCAAGAAGGCCGATGTCGTCGTCGGTGACGATGGAGAGAAAAAGAAGTACGCCAGCGCTCACGACATGCGGCGCTCGTTCGGTAGTCGCTGGGCCATGAAGGTGAAGCCAGCGCTGTTACAGAAGCTGATGCGTCATGCGTCGATCACCACGACGATGAAGTATTACGTCCGAATTGATTCCGACGACATTGCCCGAGAATTACGGGAAATCGAAGGTATTGGCACTTCTATTGGCACTACCTGAACAAGTGGCAACTGGCGATATCAAAGGTGTCTAGTGCGTTTTCTCTCTAACTTGGCGTGCTATCAAGACTTACAAAGCGGAGGGCAAGGGACTCGAACCCTCAACCCCTTGCGGGGCAACTGATTTCGAATCAGTCTCCTCACCATTCGGATACCCTCCTCAGCGGTCGATTCAATTCATTGTATACCCTGTGTTCGGGTTTTAGGAAAGGTGTTTCGCGCGTTTCATTTGTGGATTTGCGGTAGGCGGCGCGGCTGGGTTTGCAGGCGGCTTTTGCGTTCTGAAAACGTCCAAGCCCCGAGCACTTCTTCACCATTCAGCGCGCAGGACTGGGGGATGAACCGCGGCGACTGCTCGCGGGGCTATTAAGGTTTCAGGTGGTGGACCTGATCCTGCCCACGCGCGACGGCTTGGAAATCCTTTCGCCCCGCGTGACGCAGTCCAGCGACCACCAGAAAATCCTCCCGACCGCCTCGGAGGGCGCCTCCTCGGCACGCTGCAAGAAACGCAAATGTAGTGAAAAAACCACCCCTCCCCGCCAAGCTAGCAAAGGACTTACGTCAACAACTGGGGAGGTTGGGGTAGCAACGTACTCGTGAGGAAGCACCACTTTGCTCGCGCTGGCTTCAGAGCGCTTCTCGGCTCGTCAATAAAAAAACCCTCGCCCGACCGCACTGCGGCACGAGCGAGGGCTGTGACCCTACCGCTTT